AGGACGCGCAAAAAATGAAGATTTGACTGGTCTTGATGGAGTTGAGTTAAACTCACGCGTTGTGCTAATGCCTGAAGGAGTCCCTAAGATTATAGGTATGGCAGTCGTAAAACCATTTTATAAATTATTAGGGGCATATAATAAGGAAAATCCTAGCAATGAGATCGGAGTTGGTATTGATTTCCAGAATGATAATTTTAAGAAATTTGATCATACTTTCGATAAGTTTCATAAGCTACTCGAACTTGATTGGAAACGTTTTGACACAAATGTTAGTGAAAATATACTTACTGTATCAATGGCGATAATCCGCAGTTGTTATCCGCAAGGTGACAAATGGGATAATATCTTTAAATATTTAGCGTCGAATTTTATCTTTAAGAATGTTCTTATCCCTGGCGGTTTCGTCTATCGTCTTTCGAAAGCGATCCCCTCAGGTTCTCCTTTTACTACACTCGTGGGATGTCTAGCTAATTGGATCATATGGTGTATTATCCTTGAAGATATTAAGGCTGATAATCATGTTGTTTGTTATGGTGATGACACACTTGTTGGTTTTAATGAAGAATTATATTACGAAGATACATATGACGAAGAATATTTTATAAAGAAAATCGCAAATACTCCTTATATCGCAAAGAAGCTTCAATTCTTTGATCAAAGAGTTGAGAAGTATCGTGAAGATCATGCTTCAATTCTTAAAACTTGGAGTTTCTATGGTTTACCTGCACGTCGTCCCAGTGACTTTTATGAGTCTATTCTCTTTGGTGGTTCAATGAAAGGGTACACATCTTATGCCGCTTTAAAAGAGCGATCTGAGAGAGTTATTGGTGCATTCTATAATTCACCGTTTAATTTTACCCTATCCAATTGGCTTGTTAATTTTCACTCTAAGATGGTAAAATTGTATTATGCAAAGCAAATACCTGGCTACCTCGAGATTGAAAGTTTTGTTAAGGGAATCGAGAAGAGACCATCACTATCACGGGGTTTTGGTACCACTAGATTCTTACAACAGTCAACTGTCTTTACGTCTGATAATAAGACTGTCCTTCCGTGGTATAACAAAGAGACTTTTAATGAAATCCATTTCCATGCAGAATCTTCTGTAGCTGAATGGATGCATAAAAAGGGTTATGATGCTTCTTATACTATTTCAAAATTGAACGATAAAAGAAAACCATTGCATAAATGTTTCGATATCGAAAGAAGCGGTTATATATCTCAATTTCATCACCTTATGAAGAAATTTGAAAGCAAGAATATGTCTATTCTTGATCGCGTTAGGTTGTCAAAACTAAATAATGAGTTATTAGTTGAGAAGTATCTTATGTTAGATGTATAATGTTTCTTTTTATTTGTAGTTAACATTTTATAATAGGAATTTTAAATATAATACGGCTAACACCGTAAGTATATAATATTATATTAATATATATATATATTATGCATATGCATATATGCATGCATATATAATATATATAATATTTATATTATATATC